GCAACTCCTTTGCTCTAGTTTGAGCATCAGTAATTCTATTTACACGGAACTCTTCTTCTATAGATTGTGTACATGTAGGACATACCGTATTATCTGTGAAAAACTTATGCTCTTTAGTAATAGTAGATACTTTTTGAGTAATTTGACCCTTAAGTGTGTTTAGTTTCTTTAACTTTTTATTTGCTCCAGAAAAACTTTCCAAGTCATTAGTAAACATCTCAACATCTTTTACAAGACATTCTGTCTCATCAGATGTTTCTTGTATTTCACCTTCTAATAAATTTATTTTACCATTCTTCTCTTCTATTCTTTCTTTACCTCTACTCTCCAATTCACTGATAAAGTTATTTTGCATTTCAACTTTATCCTTTACATTCTCCTTACTCAACTCTAAAGTTTTTATCTCATCTCTTTGTATTTTCATCTTCTCTCTAAGCTTAGCATTCATTGCTGAGAATACACGAATATCCAAAAGATCTTCAATAACTTCTCTACGATTAGTTCCTGATAATTGCATGAAAGGAACAAAAGCACTACTGCCAAGTATTACAATCTGAGTAAATGACTTATAATTTAATTTTAATATACCTTCCTCAAGGATCTTTTGCATGGCACGATCATCTGCCTCCTTATGCATTGCTATATCATTTACTATGATATCAAATACATTTGGTTTAATCCCTCTTCTTACTAAGTATTCACGACCATTTAAATTAAATTCTACTTCAACTAAGCAACCCTTTTCATTAGTACTATTAACTAACTGTCCTTTATTAATCTTACGAAATGGTTTGTTAAACAAACTAAATGTAAGAGCATCTAAAGCAGTTGACTTTCCAGTACCATTTGTACCAACTATTAAATTGGTAGCATTCATTAAAAAATCAATTTCAGAAAACTGATCACCAGTGGAAAGAAAATTTTTCCACCTAATCTTCTTAAATGTTATCATTCACTTTTGGCGGTATAACAATGTCGTTTGGAGTAATCACAGCATACTTATAATTATAGCGTCTACAAGTAGTAATTGCAATGTTATCATCAATTTCTATAACATCCATCTCACTCTCTTCAGTTTGTTCCTTTAACATCATAGCATATCTTTCGGCATCATCTTCCTTTTGAAACAAAAAAAGAACTTTCTCTCCATACCTATTATGGACAGCATAAGCACCTTCAGCACTTTTATCTTTTAATGTAAGGAGAAACATCATTCTACCTCGCAAGTCTCCCTATAGAGTTGTTGAATAATACCTTTGATTATATTTTTATCACACTCAAATTCAGATTCATCAATATACCTACTTAATAAATTAATAGTATTCTCAGTTTCTTGAGCTTCAAAATCTTCACTTTCTTGTAAAACATAATTTTCTACAATTTTGAGATCCTGTACTCCAGAGGCATATAATTTATCTATAAATTTTTCAAATTGTTTCTGATCGGTTTTTTCTCTAACAACAACCTTTACAATCTTATTCTTTAATTCTCTTGCGTCAAATAACTTATAATTATGATCCCTGTAATAAATTACATGAAATAACTTATATGGATTATTTACAGGAGAATGTTCTTTTGTTTTTGTATCAAATATATGAAAACCCCTAGTATCATTCACATCATTCCAATATATCTCATAAGGATTACCTAGATAATAAATTTTTCCATTATCAGATCTTGTATGATAGTGTCCAGAATATACTTTATCAAATTTATTAAAAGGATCAATATCCATACCATGTTCCATAACATGAGTAGTATGTGCTCTGAATCCATTTAATTCCAAATGACCCATAGCAACCTTTGCTTTTGACTTCTTGACAATATCAAAAGTAGATTCTTTATTTTCTTGATTTATCCAAGGTAATAATAAAATATCTAAACCATCTATCTTTATCTGAGATGCCTCAGAATAAACAGATATATTATCATACTCAGTTAATAATAAATCAATTGAATTTACATCATTAGTATCCTTATAATATGCAGTATGATTTCCTACAATAGAATGTAAATGAACACCTAAAGATTTTAACTTATCAAAATATACTCTCTTAGACCATTCTAAAGAAGCAAGATCTATATTCCTTCTATTATCGAAGGTATCACCCATATCAATAACAGTATCAATTTGATGTTCTTCGAGATATGGAAAGAAGACGTTATTGTAAAACTCTTCAAAATAATCATGTACAAATTGGGATCCCTTACGAGCACCAAAATGCTGATCTGTTATTATCGCTATCTTCATCTATTGCCAGTTTTATATTGAATATTATCCTTGATAGTATTATAATCAGAACTTGATGAGGTTAATGCCCCATCATCTACTACCATAACTTCATCATATCCTGTCTTTTCAATTATCTTTGTTTTAATTTCTAATTGCTTCTTCTCTTTCTGAATCCTTCTTAGGAAAGCATAATGAATAATCTGAGTAAAGTAAGCAAATGGATTCCTAGACTTATTAGGATCAAAATTATGAATATATTGTACACAATTCTCTATACCATCAGAGATCATATCATCTCTAAACATATAGTTTACAAAATTTGGTTTATAAGAAAGATGTGTAGCAATCTTTAAAAAACACTCTCCAAGGTAATTACTAATACGTGGTTTAGGTAAATCCTTTGATTTTGCTACAGCAACTTGAGCACGATAATCTATTAACGCTGCTAAGAGTTCTTTATTATTTACATAATGCTCTGATTTTTTCTTTGCCATAACATCGGCTTTCCCTTATTGTTAATGTTTATATTATAACATTATTTACTCGACTTGACAAGGTAGTAAAATATCGGTACAATAACTCTGTAAGGGTTGATGAGATAAATCTAGCTTTCTATATTAATTTTATATATTTCTTCAAGCATTCTTCTAGATTCTTCTACAGTTGTTATAAGACCTAGTTTCTGATTTAATTTTACTCTTCCATCTAATTCTATATCAACATCAGCATCACTTAAGTATCTTTTATAAAATTCAATCATTTGAGAATCTTTAATTTCAGTCATAGTAATAATTTTTTCATACTTAATTAAAAATATATTATCTTCAGGCAATTCCAACCAAGGTTTTACTTTAACATACTGACCTGTTGGATTTTGAAGTACTTTCATTATAACTGGATCTTGCACCATAATAATTGGATCTCCATCATTCTCATCAATGGAAATCATGGCAAATATTTCTTCACCAGTTATTAATTTTATGACTCCGTGAAATTCTTCTCCCATCATACTTTTATCGGTATATTTACAATATCATAATTAAAATTTTCTTCATTATAGACTTTAATCCTTTCTATTAGATGGTTTAATGTATAATTTTTTCTAGACTTATAACTGATATCATCGGCAATATCATATAAAGTTGCTTTTACTTTTCCGTTTCCTTTTCTTAAGACCCTGCCGATGGACTGGAGATTCCTAATCCTGGATTTGGAGGGACTGGCGAAGATGACATTGTGCAACCGCTTAATGTTAATCCCAGTACTGAAAGTACCATAACTGGCAACAATAATAGCGTTGTCTTGTTGTTCTGTAATTTCACGAATCTTCTCCCTATCTTCTGTTGGTATTCCACCATGAACAAAAAAGACATGCCTCTGTTCTAGTGTATTACTATTTATCATATCATAAAGAGGTTCTCCATGTGCCTCCACTCTAGCAAATAAAATAAGAGTATTTCCTTTAAGATCTAGAGCAAGATTACGAATTAATCTATTTCTCTTTTCATGGGTAATAATATATTGAACTTCATCTTCAAAGTTTTCAAATTTATTCGGTGGGTGTTTCAATAGAAGTACATTAATATCTAATGTAGCAACATGCCCCTTCTTCATAAGTTCTTTTGTTTTTATTATTTTGTATGAAGGACCAAATAAACCTTCTAATACCCACTTATGAGTTTCTGATCCATCTAAAGTTCCTGTGAACCCATAACGATACTTGGCATTACCCAACTTAGTCATAATGGCAACAAGAGATTTGGATTTGAATTGATGTGCCTCGTCACCAACTACTACATCAAATCTTTCAAAATACTTTCTGGGTAATT